ATTGTTGATGCTGTTCCAGAGTACAAAGATGCAATGAAAGCCTACGAAACTCAGACTAGGCTTATAAGAGAAATCAGTGACGCTTTGGGTGGAAGCGATAAGATTAAAAAAGAGACTGCACTAAATAAGATCATGCAAGCTCTTAAACAGACGCCTTCCGGAGAGTACAAGCAAGCATTGATTGGGCAACTTGAATCTCAAACAGGGCAACAACTTAGGCCTGCAATTGCAGGTCAATTGATGTCTGATGTCGTTCCTCAGTCCTTGACAGGCAGAGGTGCGTTGGGGCTTGGCGGAGCTGCCTCAATCATGAACCCTTCTTTATTGCCTGCTCTAGCTTTGACTTCTCCTAGACTTGTTGGCGAAACTGCTTATGGTGCTGGAAGATTTGCTGGAGCACTTCCAAGAATTACACAACAATTCCCAGTGGTGCAAAATGCTCTTGCTTCATTAACAAGGACGTCAACACCAACGCAACAATTAATTGTGAACGCATTAAGTCAAAATCAATAAACGGAGCAATCAATTGGACAATCAGATGATTTTCAACGCCGCCGTAAGCCTTGCGGGGTTCCTTGGTGGATGGGTTCTGAACAACATTTACAAGGCGATTGAGCGACTAGAGGAGGAGACTAGATCTTCTCCTGCAAAGTACGTCAGACGTGATGACTATAGAGAAGATATGCACGAAGTGAAATCGCTCCTCGGCAAAATCAGTGACAAATTAGACAATAAAGAGGATAAAAAATAATGCTCACTCTACTCAGCACAATCGTCTCGTTTCTGGCTGGTGGATTGCCACGGTTCTTGGAGTTCATGAAGGATCGCAGCGACAAGAAACAGGAGATTGAGCTGTTGGGTATGCAGATCCAGAGGGAGTTGGAACTTCGAAAGCTTGGATTTGATGCTGAGGCCAAGTTAGAGGAGATCCGCTCCGCTCAGTTGGAAATGGATATTGCAAGCCGCGAGATCCAAGCCAGAATCGGCGCACAGAGCGACGAAATGAAGGCGATCTACACCCATGACGCGGCCATCGGCGAGGGTGCTAGCCAGTGGGTGATTAACCTTCGCGCGTCTGTGCGGCCTGTAGTCACCTATGGATTCTTCATCCTTCTGGTTCTGATTGACATCGGCATTTTCTTCTATGGGGTAGCGGCTGGCGCTTCGTTTGTTGATGTGGCTGCGCAGCTCTGGGATGAGAACACCCAGGCGCTATTTGCCTCCGTGATAGCGTTTCACTTCGGCGGCAGAGCCTTCGGCAAATGAAGACTTCAGAAGTCGGCATCAGCCTTATCAAACACTTTGAGGGTGTCAGGCTCAAGCCATATAGGTGCCCTGCTTTGCTCTGGACTGTTGGCGTCGGGCATGTTTTGTACCCGAGACAGCATCACTTAACACTTGAGGAGCGTATGCATTTCCAGCTCGCTCCAGCTCACAACCGGACATTCACACAAGAGGAAGTCAATGATCTACTCAGAAATGATCTTCGTCGGTTTGAGCGAGGTGTTGAAAGACTATGCGGAAGAAGCACAACGCAATCTCAATTTGATGCTCTGGTTAGCTTCGCTTTCAACCTGGGGCTCGGTGCCCTTCAGCGGTCAACGCTCAGAAGAAAGCATCTCAGAGGGGACTACTCCGGAGCTGCCAGCGAGTTTTTGAAGTTTGTCCGAGCAGGCGGGAAAGTCCTGCCCGGATTACAACGTAGACGAATAGCTGAACGACTTTTATACGTAAAGCATCACGATACCGGTGATGCTGGCGATGATTAGAACAATCATCAACAGGCTTGCGGCCATTGATGCGATGCCTTCAATCTCGGTTGGTTCGTTCCATTCGAAATCTGGAACGCAATCACATTGACGACCTTGATCACAGTTACCGTTACACATCATCGTCCCCTTTCAGTCTTTGAACAATCAGAGTTGAATAGCCTGCGATGTCGTGCCAACTATCAGCGTAGTCAGCATCTCCGTTGATGATCCTGGCGATCTTGTGACAGATCATCTCTAGGGCCTCTTGCTGGTCCAAGGCAAGAATCTTGCCTCGATGCTTGAGGTGTGTCCGGATTACAAGCTTGAGATCTTGTGAGACCTCTGCATGTCCCGAAAACTTGCCGTATTTCTGGCCACGCTCCTGCAATGTTCTTTCCACGTTTTCACTGTGCATTTTTGAGTCTCCGCAAGCAGCCACCGCTTGCCTAGTTGCCGAACAGCACGAACCCACTCGCGTTGATTGTGCCGGTTTACATCCCGTGAAACCGAACTGCTGTTCCACAGCTTTCTGACAAGTCTCAGGGCTTTTGTATTCATGATTTGGCGGGGGTGTCGGGCTCACCCGAACTTACCTTTTCAGACCCCCATATTTTTAGTCAATCATAGAGTCGATGATGTCATTGCGACACGTCATCACCAATCGGCCCAATTGCTCAAGGCTCATGAGACCCTTCTCAACCTTGTTGCAAGCCTCAACAAAAGTTGGCGTATCGTTTTCCATTTCATCGGCCACATCATCAATACGAAATTCAGCAATAAACTGAAATTGTTCTTCATATTCGCGCTCGTCTTGTTCCATTTGATCGAGGTATTTGTTGGTTTGGCTGGTGATGTAGCACATTTCGGAAGCTCCGGGTTGTGTGTTGCGATGTGTTCAATTGTGTGTCAACTCACATTCCGTGTCAAGGTGCTCAAGGATGAACTCACCAATCTGTTGCTTTGCGTCGTCACACCCCTTGGCAACGAGGCAATGGTATTGATTGGCCTCCAGGTAGCCAATCCAGTCCTTCTGATCCTGACTCAACACTCCACCCTTCTCCCGCTTCATCTCCACCCAAAGCCCCCAGGCTGGGATGAAAAGATCAGGAACACCCCTGCACACTCCTTCGGACTTCAGGCGCGTTGCCGTGGTGATGGTTCTGGCTCCTCCGTTTGGGATGGCGAAGATTCGTGTTCCTGGAAAGCTCTTGCGGAACCATGAGACAAATTCCCGTTGCTCCTCGTGTTCTGTTCTTATTCTTTCCATTGTTCCATCACCTTTTTGATTTGATCCAACTGCATCTGTACTTCAACCAGTTGATACAGAGTGTCTCTGTACCCCTCCCACGCCTTCTCTGCCCGTTGCCTCTCCGCCTCTAGCAGGCGCTGCAATCGCTCAAATTTGAGTTGCTCGGTTTTTGTCAAAATGGGATCTCCTCAAACCAACTTGGGCACTGGTCTATTGACCCGGCAAAATCCTTCGGCACTTTCTCATCAAACATCGTGCAGTAGTCATGTTCTGCAAAATGGTCGCATGTGTAACAGCACTTCGGCGGGTACAAACCCTTCTTTGCTTCTCTCAACTTCTCTCGGTACACCTGGACAACTTGCGGCTCACTCATTGGCCCTCCATTCTCGGTTGATGACACGAACAAACTTACCCTCTTTGCGATATTCCACCGCACTAGGCGGCCTCGATTGCGTCATGATCTTGGCGCACTCGTCTAAATTCTCGTGAGACCCAATAGGCGCACCGGCTTTTTTCGCCATGTCCATAAACGTCCTAATTGCCTTTTCACCCGGATATCCATCATGCGTTATTGTCAGATACTCGGTAACCGGAGGATCACTCAGGGCACCGTAATAAGTGACCGCGAACATTTCTTTACCTGATGCCCTGCTTGTGTGCTTACGCCAGATCCAGGACCGTACGAGCATCTCTGTGCCCTCGATGCCCATGATATCGTCAACGTGCAGCGTTAGGGGCTTTTTTTCTGGTTCAGGAAACAAAGCTCCACAAGCTGGGCATTTCCTAGCGGAGATCGGGCACAGCTCGTTGCAAGCCTCGCACAACTTCACCGGAGCCTCGCCATTGCCTGATCCTGCCTTCTTCGGAGGCTGCACTGCCGTTATCGGGCCATGTGTCGCCACAACCCCAGCAAAATCCAGCACTAGGCAATTGTCGGTGTGGCTCTTGGGGCGCATTCCTCGGCCTGCCATCTGCACATACAGGCTAGGTGACATCGTCGGTCGCAGCATGGCGACAAGATCAATATCAGGGTAATCAAACCCTGTCGTTAGCACATTCGCGTTCGTCAATGCCCTGATTTGCCCGGCTTTGTAGAGCGTCAAAATGCGTTCACGCTCCGCTTTCGGCGTATCCCCTGTCACGCACTCCGCAACGATCCCAAAGCTTTGCAGCACGTCTCGCACGTTCTCAGCATGACGGACACCGGCACAGAAGAACAGCCAAGCTTTGCGTTCTCCAGCCCTGGCGATGACCTCTTGCACGATCGCTCTGTTTTGTGCCTCGTTGTCAACGGCGGCCTGCAGCTCGCTTTCAATGTACTCCCCGCCACGCTTTCGAACGCCTGATACGTCCAGGCGCTCAGCGGTTACCTTGGATCGTAGTGGAGCAAGAAACTTGCGTTTGACTAGTTCATCAATTGAGACCGGCTCAATCAGATCGGAGAAGATCGCAGGCGCGTCAGTGATTAGCCCGTGTCCAAGCCTCCAGGGGGTTGCAGTAAGACCCACCACCCGAAGGTTTGAATTGATGTCCTTCAGGCCGGCCAGCAAGCGCCGATAGCCGCCCTCATCTTTGTGGCCAACCAAATGGCACTCATCAATGATGACCAGATCAACGTGACCAATCAGATGAGCTTTGTCCCTCACCGACTGAATGCCTGCAAAAGTGATCGGCTCACCGAGTTGCCTCCGTCCAATGCTTGCGCTATAAATACCCATTGGCGCTCCCGGCCAATGGAGACGCATTTTCTCCGCGTTTTGCTCAATAAGCTCTTTCACATGAGTGAGCATCAGAACCCGGGTTTCTGGCCAGTTCTGCAAGGCATCCTTGCACAAAGCCGCAACGATGTGGCTCTTGCCTGAGCCAGTCGGAAGCACAAGACAAGGATTGCCATCGTTTCCGTTGCGGAACCATTGGTAAAGATGGTCGATTGCTCTTTGCTGGTAGTCACGGAGCATTACCCGCCCTCCGGAAACATCATTTCCAAAGCATCAGCCACAGCCTGTTGAATCACCGGCCAATTATCTCTATCAATCCAAGCCCTAATCTCAATGCTGGCGGCAGACTCATCTATTAGTTCCATCGTAAAAACGGCGATGTCATCCTCATCAAATGCATCCATTTTTGGGGGTGCTAGTTTAATCTTCATGCTGCTTCCTTTTGTTGTGTCTGCTGTGCTTTCGGTTTCCGGGTGCACCTCGTAGAGTCTCCTGCCATCATTTGAACCAACCTTAGTTGTTTCTTTTTCTGTCGGTACCGTTGAGACTTTTCCACATCTGTCATTATTTTTTTCTTGGCATCAGGCTTTGATCCAAACTTGTAAATTCTTATTGGATCCTTTGATTCTGGCCGCTTGTCCCATTTGCAGATGTGCAGCACCCCTTCTCTGTACATCTCGCGGGTGTAGTGCAGTACAGTCACGTAGTGTAGGCCCGTTTCCTCGGCCAGCTCCTGGCACGTGTAATCGCCTTCCATCAAATGTTTCATTAGCTGGGCCATCATCAGAGCATTCACCTTGATGATTTTTCGGCCCTTGTTGCAGGGGGGTGCAGGTCTTGGCATGTGATCCTCAGAATTTGATATTGAAGCCGATATAGTTTGGTGCAACGACAATGCTAGATCCGCAGCCAGCCGCAGCGGTAATGGCAAAATCCTTGAACGATGGTGTGTGCCTGTCACGTCGCTGACTGTCGTAAAGCTCTTTAGCGAGTCCTACAGCCGCAGCCGCGGCGCAACCATAGCGCCAATCATTCGTGGCCTTGGCGAACACTGCGCCGGTCCCCACGCCCACGATAGCATGTTGCCATTTGTCTTTACCGCCCCATGATTCAGCCTGGGCTTGTGTGGCAAACAGCAGTGCAAATGCAATCATTGTTCTCATTTATCCGGCTCCTTGTCATTCAAAACTTGCTGGTAATTCATGCCTGCATCAAAACCTTCTAAGAACGCCCTGGCCTTGAGCAGGCGGGCAAACTTTCTAAGCTTCTCAAAATCTTCATCTAGAAAGCCGCATTCCCAGGCGAGTTGGTCTATTGAGTCTTCTTTCATTTCTCACCTCTTAGCTTGTTTGCTCGCTCGATGGTGCAGGCTGTAAATCCATGTACCCAACCTGAAGCCGATTCCAAGTCCAAAAAAAACCCCGCTCAAGAAATCAAGCAAGTTCATTCCTCACTCCCTATCCCGTGTGCTCGTTCGATTGCGCGAATAAAATCAATCGTGTAACCGCCGTACAGAATTTTCCATTGGTCAAAAATTGGTTTGATTTGTTCTTCCGTCAGCGGCTTGCGCTGGGGTGGGTTGGTCTGATCTAGTGCTTCGCGCAGCGCCTCCGCGCAGGCTTGACGTTCTGCTTTCAAAACAAGATCGACGAAGAGATCAAGCTCCAGCTGAGTGATCGTCCAAAAACCGTTATGCCACGCGGGTTTCTTGTCGGGGTCGCAGGCTTGCTGCATTAGATTGATGATGTCGTCTCGTTTCATTCCTTCTCTCCTGGAACGTAAACAACAGGAATCCCCGCTATTGAGTTCAGCATCTCGGCGCAAACAGCTTCCCGTCGTTCAACCGGTATTTTTTCAAGCGCCTCATTGACGCTTTTCAAGACGCTTTCAATCATCTCTTTGCGTGTGAGTATCGTCATATAACCCCCTTTATTAGTTGCTCACTGCTAGTTACTCCAGGCCCAGGTTCACCATTCACCACCTCGCGCCCATTCACTAGATAAACCGCTCTCCACCCGTTTTCGTCGCTGCCCTTCATCTTCCACGGCACTAGATCCGGGTGCAGTACATGAGAGGAGCAGCCTTTGTGCTGGAAGTCCAGCGGTATATCGTTTCCCCACTTCGCACACTCCCAATTTCCTGCTGCCGTTGCCGTTGAATGCGCACACGTCCGACAATTCACTTCTTTCGTCAACTTCGTTTTGTGGCAAAACTCATGCGCTGCACAAAACTTACATTCCCACCAAGTTGGGTCACTGCTCAACGGCTCTGGCATCCTGTCTGCTATCGCAATTCGTCTGCCTCGATCAACCAGCTTTTCGGCCGCGTTGTTATCGT